CTAAGCAGGATAATCCTCTGTGATAAAACAGCAAATCAATAAAAAATCATGATTTCCCACCTGAACACGATATTCTTCTCCGACAAAAGTAAAATCCTTTCCAATTTCAAGAATAAAATCTTTCAGATTACAAATGATGGATTTCTGCAAATCATGTTCAGACATCGGATCAGGAACATCAAGAAAGTCAAGAACATAGTTATCAAGAAAAATATTTCCCGTCGCTTTTTTAGCTGTTTCAAGTGCCAGTGACTGTGGATTTTGCGAAAGCATATATCTCTCATAATAACCGCTGTCTATCTGCCGTTCCAGTTCTCTCTTTGACAATCGCTCTTTGATACACATATTCATATAAAAAATACGCTCATCCATGGTTTTGCAGGCTGACATTATCTTCAAATGATTGGACCAACTCAATTGTGTCACCAGTGGTGACACTTTTTCTTCGCCCTGATAAAGTTCGTAGAACTGCTTCATTCTGTATAATCCACGCCTGTTGAATCCTTTCAGTTCAGGATAATTTTCAGAAAAGAAATCCGCCAGCTTCTGTACAAAAGCATCTCCATAGGAACTATTTTTCGATTGCTTGCTGATATATTCACCAATATCACGATACATCGTAATCAATTCCTCATTTACTTTTCTGTATGCACGCTCTTTCGCTGATTCAATAATATTGACAACTTTCTGAAATTGTTCATTATATGGCTGAATGTCCATGTTCAATCCTCCGTTCGCTTCACATAAACCAGTTCAATATCATACCCAAGAACTTCCAACATATGTACAAATGTCTTATTTATCACACCATCTGTTTTCTTAATAATACGATTCACATATTGACTGGTCGTTGATATTTCTTCAGCTATCTGTGCTTGAGTTTTTCCTTTTTCGATGCATTTTACTTTTACATCTACCTCAATATTGTTTTTAACCATCATTTCTCTCCTCTGTATCAAAACTAACACAAATCAGATAATTTATTATACCATAAATTTTCACAAATTTCAAGACATTTCAAATAAATTTTTCAAAAAAATGCACCTTACATTTCTGCAAGGTGCTTAAACTACATAACTATATCAACACTTGTACCTGATTTGAATTTTATCGTGAACCTGTCATCGTATACTGTTATTTTTTCTATCATTCTTCGAACTAAAGAATCGTCATACTCCTGAATTTGCTCTGTTTGTTCTTTCAAATATTGCTTCATTTCATAAATTCTCTGTTTTCGACTTTCACATTCAGCATTTTTTGCAAGAGCAACTTGTTTCATTTCACGCAAACGTTCTATTTCATCAGCAACATCATCATAATTTTGCTTGGCATTTGCCCTTTTCAGAAGTTCTTTCTGAGTTTCTTCAAGTCGGGCATTGATGCTTTCCAAGGAATTTTTATCCTCCATAATAATTACACTTTCTATATTTTCCTGTAGAACATCGAACATTTCACTTCTGTCACCAATTATCTGATTAATTGCCATCACCACTGCATTTTGCAAATCCTCTTCTTTTACAGTTCTTGCATCACAGCAATCAGGGCCATGTTCCACCCGACTTACGCAACGCCATACAACAGAATGTTTTCCAAGCAATTCTTCTATAAATATCCCCCGCATTTTGAACAGTAAACAATACTTGAAAGAGCATATTTGCTGCTGTAAACTCTTTTCTTCATTTTCTCACCGCTGTGCATATTTGCCCGTCTTAACATTTCTTCCTGAACCTGCATATAAAGATTTCGTGGAATAATTGGCTCGTGATCATTCTCAACATAGTATTTTGGAACGATACCATGATTCTGAACACGCTTTTTTGTAAGTACATCGATTGTATAGGTCTTCTGTAAAAGTGCATTACCGATATACTTTTCATTTTTAAGAATCTTCTTTATCGTTTCCGGACTCCATTTTGCTTTACCCGCAGCTGTCAGAATACCGTCTGCCTCCAAACTTTCTCCGATTTGTTTTAGACTCGCACCTTGCAGATATTCTAGATAGATACGTTTAATGACTTCTGCTTCAGATGGAACAATAATCAAATGCCCGTTTTCATCTTTTGTATATCCCATAAAACGATTATGATTGACCTGAACCTCACCATTCTGATAACGGAACTGTAATCCCAGTTTGACATTCTTACTCAATGATTCCGATTCCTGTTGTGCCAGACTTGCCATAATAGTTAAAAGAACCTCTCCCTTGGAATCCATAGTGTTGATGTTCTCCTTCTCGAAAAATACCAGAATGTTCTTTTCTTTCAGCAAACGGATATATTTCAGACAATCCAGTGTGTTTCTTGCAAATCGGCTGATGGATTTTGTAATAATCATATCAATATGACCTGCCATACATTCTTCGATCATTCGGTTAAATTCTTCACGCTTTTTGGTGTTCGTGCCTGAAATGCCGTCATCGGCAAAAATCCCTGCAAACTCCCATTCAGGATTTCTTTGTATATAGCTTGTGTAATGTTCCATCTGTGTTTCATAACTGGTTGCCTGCTCATCGCTGTCTGTACTGACACGACAATATGCTGCAACTCTCAGCTTTGGCTTTTCTTTTTTGCTTACTGTATTCCCTACCCGTTTTCGTGCAGGAATGACTGTTATACTTTTATTCATTTTCGGACATCTCACTTTCTATCAGACTGTAAATATATTCTGCCTGTTCAAAAGGGTCAGAATATTTTATTGTCGCAGGTTTCAAATAAAACTGTACAGGTACTTTAAGTTTCTGAGCTTGTTTAGGTTCTTTTATTCTGCCTAACGCATTTGCTCTTTCCATTCTGATTTCTTCTGCCTTATCGAAAACTTTCTCTGTAATAATTGCAGGATATCGGTCATCTCCAAGATAATGCTTGTTTCTCAGCATTTTGCCTGCACTTCCATGAAAAATATTTAATCCTGCATTTTCAGATGCAACTTTCAAAGACTGACCGGAAATGTAGAATTCAAAAAATCTTCTGACCTTTTCCGCCTGTTCCTCATTAATAACCACTTTTCCATTGATCATCATATATCCGTACAGCATTATTGTAACCTCAGCCTTTCTCTCAAATTTAAACCGCATTTTAAAGAAAATACAACTTCAGTTCTCGAAACCACTGTTACATGGTCAATATGAGCAACAAATAATTTATCATCATATTCCGTAAGAAACTCTCTACCTGATACATATTTGATGAGTTTCTGCAAAGTTTCTGCTTTGATTTTGTCACCGCTGACTGAATATATTAACTTGTCTTTTTCTTCATGCAAACGTTGCTCTTCCAAAATCAAGGTATTATTTTCTTTGTTAAAAAGTGCAGGTTCAAGCAAGCCACTTGACATAAGGCTTGCTAACACCTGCCTTTGCTCGATGTTCTTCTCCAGTTTCATTTCATATTCCTGTATCTGCAATAAATATTCTTTATCATAATACCCCTGCAAGTTACGAAACATAGGAGTCAGCATTTTCTTACAGGCAAATATAAGCTTATTCATCATAGTAAGAAACGCTACTTTTAAAGCATCATCTGTAATGTATTTCATAGAGCAGGCATCTTTATTTTCGATATGATTTTTACAGCTCCATGCTACATAGTCACCACTCGGCTTATAATGGGTTCTGCGTTTAAATACACTTCCACATTCACCGCATTTTATTTTCCCCGAAAAGCTGTATCTGTTCTGATAACGATGAGTGTTCTCTCCGTTTCCTTTTTCCCTGCCACGCTGATTCATTATTTCATTGGCTTTTTCATATAACTCATGGCTTATAATTGCCTCATGATGACTCCGAAACAGATAACGGTCACATTCACCATTATTAATATGCCTGTTAAACCTGCTGTCCGTATATGTTTTCTGAAAGATGACATCTCCCGTATATTTCTCATTATGAAGAATTGAAATGATTATTCCGGAAGTCCATTTTCCACCTCTTTTGCTTACATTCCCCTGCTCATTCAGTTCTTTTGCAATTGCATGACTGCTTTTACCTGAAAGCGTATCTGCAAATATTTTTCTTACAATCTCTGCCTGTTCAGGAACAACAACCATCTCACCATTTTCATTTCTATAGCCATATGGAGGATATCCGATGATATATGTTCCATTCTGAAAGCGTTTCTGTATTGACCATTTATTATTTTCTGAAATTGAAACGGACTCATTTTCAGCAAGACCACTTAAAATAGAAAGCATCAGTTCACTTTCCATCTGACCTGTATTCAAGTTTTCTTTCTCAAAGAAAACCACCACATTTAAATTCATCAGTTTTCTTACCATTTCCAAGCAATCAGTAGTATTTCTGCTGAAACGGCTGATGGATTTTGTTATTATCATATCTATCAAGCCTTTTTTGCAGTCTGCTATCAGTTTAAGCAAACCTTCACGATGTTCTTTTTTAGTTCCTGAAACACCCTCATCATAATAAAGTCCTGCATATTCCCAGCTATTATTCGCTTTGATATATTCTTCATAATGATCTTTCTGTGCATCAAGGCTGATAAGCTGTTCTTCACTTGCAGTTGATACACGGCAATATGCTGCAACACGGATTTTTCTGATTTCAGGGTTCTTTTCTTCAATTTTTGTTATTCGTTTCATCAACTCAACATCACTTTCGGCATAAACATATTCCCATAAAAACGATTAAATAGCAAGTCTTTCAGGGCATTATCTCCGCCAAACAGGGTGAGAATTTTTCTCGATTTTTCATCGTTATTTTGTTGAATTCATCCGCAGAAACAAGTCCTTTTTCAAGCATTGATTTCAGTATTTTCTGTGCTGTATGATAGAAATAATCCCGTTTTAACTGTTCATCTGTGATATTTATACTGTTTACGACAGGAAAAGATTCTGTATCTATTATTGTGTTAATAACCTTATTACTCATAAAAAAAACACCTCCTACAATGTAGCCATTGCAGAAGGTAAAATTGGACATATTTAATCTTTTTTATAAAAATCGCATTCGTATCCATCAGCACGAAGTAATAAACCATTGACCCACGGTGGTGTTCTGCTCATCTGTTCACAGACAGCGGAAAGCGACATTCTCTTATCACACTCAATAATCAGTTCATCGTGAATATGTGAACATATAAAACAATGTGAAAGCGTTTGCATTGCATACATCAGAATATCCCTGCTGATTCCCTGAACAAGATTTTCCACAAATTTTGGTCCATAACTTTCAATTCGCTCCCATTTCTTTGTAGCACCAACGCCCTCATAGGTTACATATTCTCCTCCAAACTGATTAAAACATATTCTCGGCTTAACATAAGTAAGGTTTCTACCACTTGGCAAACCAATGAATAACATACCGCTCTTATAATAAAATTTCAGCAGTCCAACTTTTGATGGAATATGTTCCTTAACAGCTTGTTTCACAACATAATCAACGTCCCACCAGAACTTCACTATATTCGGATTCGCATTTCGCTACATATCAACAAGCGGTTTCAATTCATATTCAGTAAGTCCCATATCCAATGCACCCATTGATTTCAACGCTCCAACAGAACCACCATAACCAAGAGCAAGCTCAGCAATCTTACCTTTCTGTCTTAAATGTCCGTTAATACCGTGTTTCTCAACAGGAACTCCAAACATCTGACTTGCTGATGCACAATATATATCGCCACCATTTGCAAATACATCTGCACGCCATTGCTCTCCTGCCAAATATGATAAAACCCTTGCTTCAATTGCTGAAAAATCAGCAACTATAAATTTCATTTCTTTCCTTGGAATAAATGATGTTCGTATAAGCTATGACAATGTATCCGGTATATCATCATAAAGCAATTGTACAGCTTTATAATTTCCCTGTTTTACAAGTTCACGAGCCTCAGCCAAATCAGTAATTTTATTTTGCGGGAGATTTTACAACTGCACCAATCTGCCAGACCACTGCCCTGAACGATTAGCTCCGTAAAAAACAAACATTCCACGTACTCTGCCATCATTGCAAACAGCATTCTTCATTGCCTGATACTTCTTAACTGATGATTTTGCAAGCTGTTGTCTGAGAGAAAGAACTGTTTTCAATGGTTCTGATGCCGTTTTCAACGCTGATAACACTTCTTTTTTACCAAGGCTGTCCATTTCCAGACCATTTTCAGCAAGCCAATCTCTCATCTGCTGTACTGAGTTTGGATTATCAAGACCTGTCAGTTTTTTCATTTTTTCTGAAAGTGACGATTTTGCTTATTCATCAAAAAGAATAGCATTTTCAACAACGTCCATATCTACGGCAATTCCTCTGTCATTAATTTCTTGATCCAGCCAGTATTCGTTCCATATAAAATCAGAAACAGGAAAATTTGAAAGTTTTTTCTGAATTGCAATTTCTACTTCAACATCACGTTTATTATATCTTTTGAACAACTGCCATTTTTCATTATCATTTTCAGGAAGATTCCTTGTTCTTTCTCCGTTTGATTTTGTTGGTTTGCAAGGCATACAAAAATATCGTATAAGGTCTTTTCCCTCAGAAAGTTTCTGCTCTTCAAGTCCAAGAACTGCACCAACTCCCGCAAGAGATAACGGCAATCCCATATATGCTGACCATACCATAGAGCATTTCCAGTCTTTCGGATTCAAATAGTCACCGACTGTATCTTCATTTACACCATAACTATTGAAATACTTTTCATAGTTCCTGCGAAGATATTCAGAAAGACATATTCTCTCAAAATTCGCATTATATGCCCACTTGATAATCTTTTCATCTGAAAGAGCCTTTATTATATCAACCGGAATTTTTTCTCCTTGTGCCAAATCAATAACATGAACATCTCCATCATCTATCGAATATCCAAAAAGCAATATTTCAAAATCCTTAGCCTGAACATATTTGTATACACCGCATTTCGATAAATCCGTACTTGAATAGGTTTCTAAGTCCAAATGTAATGATTTCATATTTTCCCTCCTTTACAAAAGAGGACAGCGCAGATTTGCGCCGTCCTCAACCGGTGTCTAAATTTCAATATTAATTGAGAAAATCATCATCGTCATCAGTTGCAAAGTCATCTTCTGCTCTTGACTTACCACCGAGCGGTTCTCCGTCCTTGATTTTCTGGAGGTTGTTGAGTCTGCAGGCAATACCCCTATTTCCATTGGAGTTAAAAGCGTAGAGGTTGATAGATGCCCTACCATAGACACCACTGTATACTTCACTGCGTTCCAAAATGACATTTCTGTCCGCATCTACAATGCCGGGTGCTGTAGCAGAATTTGCATTGATAAAGTAGCTGTTCTTGTATGTCTCATCGTCCGGTCTTTCTATATCTCCATCACGAAGAGGTGTTTTGATAGCTGAAAGTGGCGGAACACTTCTTCCATTGCCCTTGAGTTTCGATTCACCTTCAGTATATGCCGCCTGAATAGCTGCATTGATTTTATCAACAGTTACTGTATCAGACTTCGGAATGATAAGACTGACACTGTATTTTGGCGTTCCGCCGTTGATTGACTTTGCTTCCCATACATTACAGAGACTCCATCTTGTCTGTGGTCCTGTGATTACATTCATTGGATTTTTAAACTTTGCCATGTTAATTTTCCTCCCTAAAATCTTCATCTGCTGTACTTAATGACGGTCTTTTGTCATGTTCATGTACAAGTGTCGGGTTGCCATGTGGTTTATACACATGATTTCCCAGCAATTCTTCAAACTTCTTTTTGCCAAGCATTGATGTCATAACTGTAATGCCAAGCAGTTTTTTCTCATAAGGGTCGTAACCTGCATTCTAAACGATTTCAGATACAAGTGCCTCATCAGTAAATTTACGATTGGAGCGTCCTTCAACTACCTTAAACCCATTATAGTGTGTTCCGCTGATAGCCTGCTGAAGTGCAAACTCCTTTACATCTGTTACCCATGATACAAGTTCATCGGCTTTTGATAAGATGAATGCAATTTCAGCATTTTCCAACATAGCAGGCATTTCAAAATCATATTTTGCCAGTTCCATGTTATATTCCATACGTTTCCTGCAAACAACTTTCACTTTACAAAATCTGCAATGCTCCCCTGCCTTGAATTCTCCTTTGCCATCAAATGCAAGTTTCGCTGTCGGATAAAGAACTGTTTCTGCCCAGTTGTAAAGTTCTTCTTTTTTCATGGAAAATGTGCTGATATTATCTCTTCGTGGTTGAAAAATGCTCATAGAGATATCAATAATATCGTAAATGCCATCAAAAAGTATCAATGCACCAAGAGCATAACACATCATCTGCGGATTGTGGTCAGAAGAAACTTCTACTCCCTTACCATGTTTGTAATCGATAATATGGAGTGTTCCATCTCCTACAATGACACAATCCCCTGTTCCAAATCCTTCCGGAACATATTGTGAAAAATCCAGACGCTGTTCTATCAGTACGATTGGGTCTTTGCAAGTATTCTTTACTTCTTCACAAACTGAAAAACAAAATGATGCATACTCTTCAGCACAATATTCCATTTCTGAATCGTAATAACTCAAATCAGCTGTAGGGTCTTTACACTCCATATCAAGCAGTTTTTTCAGTTTATACTCACAAAGTGTATGTGCATCTGTTCCCTGTAAAGCATAATCGCTTACAGTTTCCTTTTCATCAGCACAAAGCCGTGCAGACGGAGGGCAATTCAGCCACCTGTAGCTTGATGATGCAGATAATAAAGCATGAGCCATATTAAAGCACCTCAACCTTCTTAAGTAATTCATCATACTGTTCCGGTTTAATATCAGATAATTTTTCTGCACCAAGAGCCGTAATGATTTCCTTGACTTCATCTGTATGACCTTCTCTTGACTTTGTGGCAAGGATTGCTCTTACTTCTTCAAAAGTATACTCTTTTTGGGGTTGTACAGATTCTCTGACGGGTGTCGGAGTTGAAAACATCTCTGTTAACACTTCTGAAATTCCAATCAGAATTTCACCACAGTGTCTGAGTTCTGTAAGATGTTCTGCCAATTCACTCATTTTTCCAATTTGTCTGAACCTCCTTTATTGCCAGTTCTCTGACCGTATCGCCTGGAACAATAATGGTGATTTTCTGACTGTTCCCGAAAATCTTCTGCAAAAAACGTTCACGAACAGTCATATTGCGAATAGATGCTACACCCTTTTTATCGGGCTTTTTTGAAACACTGATTTTCAAACTATGTTCCATTCTTGTCACCTCTTCTTTCTGAGGAACTGTTGTCCTCTATAGAGTAGCCACTTAAGAGGTTCATATTGGACAACTTTTCAAATTTTTTGAAAAAATCCGCAGATACTCACAATGGAGTACCTGCGGACAAAATCAATGATGTATGGAAAATCAAATCATCTGATTTACTTTTTTCTGCACTTCGTTGTAGTCATAACCTGCATCGGTAAGACGTTTTTTACGTTCCGCACCATTGCCCCACTTTCCCTGAATGACTTCATGGGCAACTTCGTCAATGGACTTCTTTGCAGGATATACCTGCTTGCCGTTGCTGTCAAAAATAGCATATCCCGCCTTGCAGGCTTTCTTGGCATTTTCGAGAGAAGAAAAAGCCCCGATCTGAGATTTGGCATCAGACCATGTTTTTCTTACTCGATAAAGCTGTTTTGGAGAAGATGTTGCAGGTGTTGAAGAACCTGAATTGAGATAAGACTGCACCTTGGCTTTGAAAGCCGCCCAATGAGGCAGAATATACGCAGGGCACATCTTGTAAGGATTTCTTGCAGTATTGAGATAGTCTACAGAGCCACTCTTTCCATCACGAACATTCAGCCAATGCGTATGGGTGTAAAGGTGATTGATGTCAAGACCGTACTTCTTCAGAAGCGCAGCGGCAAGTCTTGCACAGTTATCCTCTGACTTCTTATCCGTAGAATTGTAAGCAGAACTCATAATGCATTCGATAGATACAGTTCTTCTGTTGCCGTTACCGCTTCCGTCAGCGGCGTGCCAGCCACTTAAGGATAAAGGCGGATTTTGCCATGCACATACGTTGTCAACGTAATAATGTACTCTGACATCTTTCATATTGCCATTGACGGTTGCTCTTGTATACTGCTCCGCAGGTGTCGTTCCGCTTGCCACGGAAATCCATTCTGTGTTGTGAACAGTAATACCGATAACTTTGCCCTCCATGGAAACAGAGGGCATATCGATTCTGTTGGGATTATGTTTTGTGAGTAAATATTCGTTGATTTTCACTCCATTCAGAGTAGTTGATGTATCAGGTCTTAAAATAGCCATTTATTCGTCCTCCTTTTCATCCTCAGTTCTGCCTACTTTCGTTTGCAGAACATCAATTGCTTTTTTGAATGCAGGCGGGAAAGGAATCCCCATTAAAGTTGTATTCTCAATGATAGAAAGCAGTTCATTCAGACAAAAGCTGATGCAAACGGCATCACGGATGTAATTTGTGCCGATGAGAATATCGATTCTCACGCTGACCACTACCATAAGCAGAATACAGAATTTCTTTGCAAGACCAATCCAGCCTGCCGTGCTGTTGAGTGTACCGCTTTCGCTGTGTTTGGATTTGCCCATCGCAGCAGTCACGATTCCCGTTACAAAATCAATCCCCATAAAAACAACGAGTGTCGCAAGAGCAGAATCCCAGCCACCGAGCAGCGTTGCGATAAATCCGCCGACAATGCCTGCGATAAGGCAAATAGTATCTTTCATAAAATCACTCCTTCATAAATTTAATAGACTTCACCATCGGATGTGAATTATCCGATGTGCCTTTGAAGGCAAGATAATATTCTTCGTCCAATATGTTTTCAAGTGACTGCATCACAGAAATGAAAGTATCGGAATAAAGCCATTTAAATGATAATTTCAAAGCATTTTCTGCTTTGATTTCTTCATAGATATACTGAGCCAATTCCGACCCTGTTTTATTTGTCTTCGGAATAAGATAAAATTCAGCGTCCTGTGATGCACCGACCGAATAGCTTAAGAGCAGTTTCATTTTTAAAGTAATTGCGACAGGTGTCAGAAACATCACAAACACGCTTCCTGCCCAACTGAAATCGTTCTGATTGAAATACAGAGCATAGTTGTTTTCAGCAGAACAAAAGTGCGGATAACTTTCTGCAAATCCTGCAAGAGAACGATAACCGTCATTGTAATAAGTGTAGATGCTGTCACCATATTTCTGCAAGGCATCAAAACCGCTTTCAAATACAGAGATATAATGGATACCTGAAATGTTTTCGATTTGTTTCTGCAACTCTGCAATATCAACTTTTGTTGCATAGTCTGACATATCGGGAGTTATTCCGTCTTTGCCATCTACACCATTTTTACCGTCTTTTCCAGGCAAGCTATCTTTACCGTCAGCCCCTCTGAGGCTTTCCAGCCATTCTGTTTCAGTGCCAACAAAGCCGTGTTCTACAGCAATCTCAAATGCTGACTTGCCATCTTTGCCTTTTTCAATGATCTTCTGCAAAAGCTGCTGATAGAGGTCAGGAGTAGGTGGAATGTTGCTGTTTTCGCCATCAAATCCGGATGGTCTGATGTGCAGCGTTTTGACAATAGTCGTTGCCCTGACGGTTTCAGAAGATGCCGCATCATAGCCGAAAAGTGGCATTTTTACAGTACCCGCAAGCAATTCTGACGGCAGAAAACAGCTTGTTTCCTCAGTTCCAAGAACTCGGTTGTAAGTACTTTCGTCCTGTGTGAACTGCACTACTTTATGCAGTGGTTTCCAGTTGTTATCAAATGCAAAATGCACCTTTGCAAATGCGATCTGATCCGCCGCAATGATCTCATGTTCCAGCGTTTCGATGTTCTGCCCTTTTACAAGAAATTTTATCATGACTTCACCTCTTTCCAAGTTTTTGTACCTGCAACATATTCCATATATCCATCAAGGCACTGGATTTTTGCAAGCGGAGATTCGATATCAACTGCATGGCTGTCCCAGTTTGTATTTTTCTTCACCGCGTTCCAGTCAGCAAGAGAACCCTCATAGGTAATTTGATTCAGGGATTCACAGTAATTGAAACAGCCACCCACAATTTCCTTGACATTTCTGGTAAGAGTAAGATTTTTCAGTTTTGTGCATCGTACAAACATTCTGTCACTAATGACTTTGCCACCGTATCGTACCGTTTCAAGATACTGACACTCACTGAATGCCATTGCACCTACGGTTGCCACAGAGGATGGAACAGTTACGGATTTGATTGCCGTTCCTGCAAATGCATTCACGCCAAGTTCCGTAACACGTTCCGGAATTTTCAGTTCTGTTAAACCATTAAGACTCTGATGATAAATGTAACCGTCAATATGCGGCAGAAATACAGCCCTTTTGATTGCTGTAAGTGTAGTCGGAAGTGATACTGTTTTCAGATTGTCGCAATACTGAAAAAGTCGTTCACCAATGCCTGTCACACCCTCTGAAACAATAACCGACTTGATATTGGAATTATTCTGAAACGGTGACGGATTGCTATCAGTAGAATAATCGAATGTTGCCCCTGTGCCTTCGAGGAGCAGTCTGCCGTTCGAATAAAGCACAAAATCCACGCTTTGACCGCATTTCCCGATGGAAACCACATCGCCTGTCATCTCATCGATTTTCAGCGTTAATTCGTTGATTTTCGTGGTAAGTTGATTCACTGTCGTGTTGTAATTCTGCATCTGTTCCTGAGTTTCAGACAGCTGGGCAAGCATATCTGTCACTTTGCATTTGCCCAAAATACAGCGAACATATCCACAGAAATTGCCGTTTTCCCGGTAGTCTGTAATGCTGAGTTCTGATGTGCCTGCATCAAGTCTGATGATACACAGTGTCAAATATTTCTTGTAATCTGTATTTTGAAATCTTGGTATTGTGGGATTGGTGGCAGGTGTTCCTGCGAGAATTTCAAAGCTGACATTACGGACGTTTTCAGAGGTGTTGCAACAAATTCCAACCGCCATATATCTCGGCAGGGATTCGTCCACATAGCGGGATAAGTCATAGGTATATGACGTATCTGAAATGAAATAATGCCCCTGAATCCAAGCCTTTCCACTGCCAATTGTCAGTTTCAATTTGCTTGCAGACAGCTTGAAACACTGCCAGAAATTGTCCTGAATCCCGTCACAGATAATACTGCCGAGATAGTCGTTGAAATTTTCCGCAGTATACGTTCTGTCAAGATTTTTAGAATTGAAAAATCCGAATGAAAATGCCATAAATCATTCCTCCTTGAATGTCGGTGTTAAATTTCTGCCGTTGCGGTCAAAGCTCTCAATCATTCCGACAAGCTGTATTTTGTTTTGCCTGATACCAAACCTATGATGTTCTACGGTGACAAAATCGCCAACAAAATAGTCCACACCGTATTGAAACTGTGTGGACTGTACTGCAATCTGTGATTCTGATTTCATTATTATAGGAACAATACTTTTTTTGCCTTTCTCTTTCAGAAGTTCCGCATATTCTTCCTCAGATAATGGTTTTGTTTCGCCATTTTCCTGTTCTTCGTCTGAGATGTCTTTTGCATTAACATACACTTCATAGCGTTCGAGAGAAGAAGGTTCTGTTCCCTCAAAATATGTGGTTCTCTTACGTTTTTCACCCTCACCTTTTCCCAGAACATAGGCGTAATTCTTTTTAACAGAAGTATCCGTAAAATAGATGAAAGACAGCAGATTATTGTATCTATCAGAGAAAATGATGTGCGGATTGATTTCCTGTAATATACTTCTGTCAGTACCTTGTGAAAGTTCAAAAATCATTTCATACTGTTCATTATTGGTTTTACTCAAACGTATATTTGCGGTTCCGCCGATCTTTTCGCAAATGGTGTAAACCCATTCCATCAGATTGTCATAGCTGACCTGCAATTTGGTTTCAGCATTCCAGCAAGTGCCTGACGAACAGCCGACAACAAGTCCCTGAATTTTTCTGATACCCGATGTACAAGCGTTATACTGTACCACACTCATTATAATTTGAGAATACGAAACAAGTTTTGTGAAGTTGAACGTTGGGTAAATAATACGTCTTTCCAAAAGGCACATCAGGAATCTGCCTTTGATGATGAGATAGTCACCATCTTCGGCATCGGTTTCAAGTTCTACAGATTCAATCAATCCAAAATGTTCCTTGTCGTCATCACGTCCCAAGATTCTCCCTGTCTGAAAAATCTCAATATTTCGGAGAGATGCAGCAATATACACTTCAAAAGCACCGCACTTGTAATATTCAATATCCCACAAAAGCGAAGAAAAGCTGTCGCAGACAGCCTCAAGAGAAATATTCAGTTTATCATTCAAGACAGTCATATTGTAAATTTCTATCTGCATAAATCAAACTCCTAAGTAAGCATTTCGGTGTATCAGGCGAACTTTGATGTTGTTCAGACCATCTGACGCACGGACATAGAATTTATTTTCACCCGTTTTCAGATTCAGCCATGTTGAACCGGATACAAGCCGATTGATGATGTTTGTCACAACGCCCTCACGCTCCAGAAGAACAGTTTTATTGCCTGTTTTGGTGGTTATGGTGATAACATCACCCTTTTGAATATCGCCTGAAATCTGTATATATTCATCGGTCAGAGCGTTGTAAATGGTTGGATTTTTTGCAGGTCCGCCGCTGATTTCAAGAGTAAAACCGACCTCATCACCGCTGTTGTTGATGGTCATAATATTCTGCGTGTTGTATACGCCAATGGGAAAAGGGGCATCATTATCAGGACAGACAAAATGAAATGCACCCTTGACACGAGAATATTCTGCCGTCTGTGTTTCGGTGGAATACCAGTAAATATCAGGGCAGAGAATGGAGATCTGTCCGCTGGCCAGCTTTTCAAAATTCTCCATTTCACAGGTTTCCACGATGCCCTCGACATACACAGAAATATTCTTCGTGAAGTAGTATATCTTGATGTAGCGTGACTGCTTGACCACACGATATAGTTCGTGTCTGCGGAGTTCCACATCAAATCCACGCATTTCAAAGGGAATGACCACGTTTCGCTTTTCAATGAAGGCGTTGTTCAGATATGAGCCATTCATTCCTGCATAATTTGATGTACTGACTGTTCCTGTCGGAGGATCAAGCCCTTTGATTTTGGAGAATATATATCGGCTTGCTGTTTTGGATAGATCGATTCGCTGATCTGTTTCGTTTTCGAGAATGAGTGTGTAGAACATTGTATCGCCTCCTTGACTTTTTTAAGCAGAAAATTTTGCTACAAGTTCTCATTTATTTCCTTGTGCAAATTAATGAATTTTTTCTTTTTAATCGAATTTGAATTAAAGGTGCTTGACAAACGACGTATATGCGAGTATAATTTATATATTGTAAATTAAGATGAATTAGAAAGGACATGATCGTATGGCTAAAAGGGCACTTACCCCACAACAAGAATACCGTGCATACCAGTTGTGTACTGAAGATGGAATTCCGCAAAACAAGGTCGCATCGTTGTATGGTGTGTCTCAGGGAACAATTTCAAATGTTGTTAAAGAAAAACGCCATGAACAGGAAGTTGCAGGTTTGCAGGGATTTATCAAAAATGCTGCGGCATATGGTATCCGTTCAGCAATTGAAGATGGATTCTTAAATCCAAATACAGAACAGCTTTCAATTGAAACCGATTTTAAGGATTAAGGAGGATATATCATGAGTTTACTTCCAAATATTTTCAAAGGAATGGGCGGACTTTTGAAATCGCCCGGAGATTCTATGACAGCGAAGATAACCAAGACAGGAAAACAGGTTTTAAAACTTGCTACAAAGGAAACAAAGCAGACAATTGTTCGATATCCATCGACAGGCAAAACTGTGATTACTACGGTTTTGGAAGATATTACAAAAGGAAAATAATATCAAAATAAATAAGAACCTGTCAACTCAACTTCAGATACACAAGCCGTGGATATGTTTGCACATAGTGTAAGGAGTGGGGATTTTAGAATTGATATAATTTTCCGAAATTCTCGAAAAAGCCTTGATTTCAAGCCTTTTTCATTGCCTATCTATTTTTCTTTGACATCAATACCACGCACTCAACGGTATTACCTTTTTCCCACAAGAGCCGCCTTACCTCTTGACCATCCTGATATATTGGGAAATTAAACTCTATTGACTTCAAAGGCTGCTCTGACTCCCCATTTGGATATATCTGAATTTCTTTTATGAGATAAGTAATAAGGCTTTTCTTTTCCTCGTCACTTATTATATCATAGAGCTTTCCGAAATTCAGCATAAGCTTGTAAATATTGTCCAGAGTGATTGCTTCCATTTCGATAGAACTTTTTCTCAGCTTTGCATCTTCAATCCGTTCTTCCAACTCGACAATCGTATCATACAATCCATCAAGCCTTAATGTCATGTCGTGGATTTTTCTTTCTCTGAAACGAGCATCAATAGGCAGATTATCAATCTCTCGTTCCAGACGGGCTTTATTCAAATCTACTTCTTTCAGCTTGCCCTCATAATTGGCAAGTTCCTTATCAATAGCAGTGGTATCGGTCTGTACGCCAATACGCTTTTCTATCTCTTTTGCAAAATATTTATCACTTACCAGTTCTTTAACAGCTTCAATTACAAGTGGTTCAATGTCTGTTTTTCTAAGCGATGCCTTGTAATCACAATGATGTCCTCGCTCCTGCTTATTTCTACCACAAATATAATAGTAAACCTCTTTGTATGTGCCGTCTTTATTTGTCCAAGCGTGTTTGTTCGTATACATTGAACTTCCACAAAAGGGACACTTTAATATCCCTGTCAAAAGGTGCGACCTATCCTTACCGATTTTGGATGGCTGTTTAATTCCTGTTGCCATACGCTTTGCGTGAACCTTTTGCCACAATTCCTCGCTGATAATTCCTTCGTGTTGTCCATCTTCCAGAATATAATCCTCTGCATGAACCTGCTTATATTCATTTTTTGTACCTTTTACCTTTTCTCGTGTTCTTCTGCCATAAGCAATCTTTCCACAATAAACAGGATTGTCTAATATCAACCGTATAAAATGACTGCTCCAAGTTTCCAATGTGCCATTCTGACGAGGTATCTTCTTTATACCTTGAAGATTAAGATATTTTGCTACTCCGCCAAGTCCTATGTCAGAATTAGCAAATTTATCAAATATAATTCTGATTGCTTCAGCTTCCGTTTCTTCTATCAAGAGCTGATTGTCTTTCAAATAATATCCGTATGGTGCAAATCCACCATTCCACCCACCTTGTCGTGCTTTTTCTCTCCGTCCATTCATTGTCTGTTCAATGATATTTTCTCTTTCAATTTCTGCAACAGCAGATAATACAGAAATTAAAAGTTTTCCGCTTGTCTGGGATGAGTCAATACCTTCCTCAATACAAATAAGATTTATTCCATACGACTGCATAAACTCCAATGAATTTAGAATATCTGCTGCGTTTCTTCCAAATCGTGAAAGTTTATAGACCAGAATATAATCTATCTCCAATCCGTTCTTTATATCGGAAAGCATCTTCTTAAAAGCAGGTCTCCCCTCAATAGATTTTCCCGATTTACCCGCATCTTCATATATATCAACAATCTCCATTTCCTCTCTGTCAGCAAATCGTTTCAGGCTATTCTTCTGCCCTTCAAGGCTATATCCGTCCACCTGCATTTCAGTACTTACTCTCGGATATAAGACACATTTCTTTCCTTCTCTGTTCATCGTACCACCTCCATAAATTTATAGGGAAATGTGATATGTAAGGCTGCGTAACCTACGCAGCACAATCCAATTCCTGCAAAACAGTCTTTCCGTATTTTTCAACTATCTGCACCATAACATTGATAAAAGAATTGAATATTTCGGTTTCATCTTTCAACTGTTCGTTTTTCAGTTCTGTATTATGAATTAACTTTTCATTTCCCATAAACGAATACCTCCGCTAAAGCTAAAACGGCTGTACCTCTAAATTATAGAAATACAGCCGCCATTTTACCAATGTGCAAATCTATCCCTCATACCTGCTTTACACATTTGTTTTCATTTTTTTCAAGTGCAACACTAATGGCAAGAGCCTTGTCAACTCTTGCCATTATGTTATTTGGCATCATTCCCATATACTGTTTTAACCTCTGCTTATCAATCGTCCGAATCTGCTCAAGCAGGATAACAGAGTCCGTGTCAAGCCCTTCATAATTACTTACTGGGATATGTGTGGGCAACTTTGCTTTTGTGTGTACTCGGCTCGTAATTGCTGCAATGATTACCGTCGGGCTGTGCTTGTTTCCTATATCATTGGAAATGATAAGTACAGGTCTTGTGCCGCCTTGTTCTGAGCCAATAACGGGGTTAAGCTCCGCATAGTAAATGTCGCCACGCTTAATAATTCTTTCCAT